AGTTACCTAATATTTCGAAGAATGGTTGATTTACAAAGTTAACATTAAACCTAATGTTTTCACTGTGATTCATACTTGTTTGTTCCATAACATTAATATATTTTTCTTTAGTTTGTTGTGAATCTACCGATCCAATTTTTTCAAATAACTTATTATTTTTTTCACCGTTTTTATTTAAACTTTCCCAAAATGAGTTTTCCATAACATTGTCGTACTCTTGTAAGAATAGTTCGTTATCCGAAAAACTATCTGTTTGTGTAAATACCATAGGTAAGGTGATACCAAAATTAAACTTTTTATGATTTGTGGAGTGTAAAAATCTATATTCTTCACAAGAACAATCATTTAAAAACATATCTACTGTACATTTATAAAGATAATGTTTAGGATTCATATAATTCTCCATTTGACTAACGTAATGTTCAATGAAGTGTCTATGATAAAATAAAGACTGACTACACAACATTTCTTCGAAACCACCATGTGTTTTCCCATTAACTACAATCTCACTTCTCGGTAAAAGTTTTACACCTAATGCAACAACATCATAATTTTTTACGGTTGAATTCCACTCGTTAAAGATGTTATCTAAATGGTTTTTATCTACACCATTCATTAGTTTTACATCGTCCTCAATAACAATTATATTTTCTAAGTCACTACTTAAAATGTTTTTAAAAATTTCTAAATAGGAGGCAGTACAACCTAATTTCTTATATTCAGGATTTTCTATAATGGTACCATCTACAAATTCATAACCAGTAATTTCTAAATCATTAAGTGTTTTTATCACACTTTCTCTTCTGTCTACCCTATGTGGTAAATTAATAACATATCCTGCGTCCGCAATTTTTATATTCTTATAATATAAACCTTTTAATTTTTTTATCATATTATCTAATACGTCAATTCTCTTTTCTCCGTGATAAAACAATAAATTCTCTCTTTTTTTAGGTATTTTAAACCAATCACCATAATGAGAGTCTACCCCATTAAAACCTATATCATTAACTTTATCTATTGTATCTAAAGAACCATTAACATAAATGTATGGTAGTCCATCTTTTATATCTTTTTTCCAAAGTAAAACATTAAGAATAGTTTCTTCATTAAAAGGTGCGTACCATTCATTGTTTTTTAGTACTTCAGGATGTGTACACATTTGATACCATTCGTTTAAAAAGTCAGTTGTATTTTGTCCTGACACAAAATAACCAGTTTGTCTATATTTCTCCCTAACTTTTTGGTTAACGTTAAATAATTCACAGGTTGAGTGTTCTAATGTATTTGTTAAATCGTCTTTAGTGGATGCACCTCCTCTACCGTTTATAATTAAATAATCGTAAATACCCTCAACAAAATAAGGATAGTTAAGATTCTCATCGTACATATTAAAAATATTGTCAACACTTTTAGTTGCAATTGAATCACTATCAACATACGCCACAACATTAGAATATTTTTCTAAGGCATCTTTTACTATTAAAGGTCTTTGTATTAAAATGTTATATATCTCACTATTAGATCTATTAATATAAAAATTATCGTTTTCATTAATAAACATATTTTCGGATTCACTAATATCACATTTCCAATTTACGGTAATAGTATTTTCAACATCAATTTCCTTATCAGAATTTAGTAAATAAACAATTATAGGTAAATTACTAAATTGTCTAACAGATTCTACAGATTTTTTAACGATATCAAAATATTTTTCTGTGGCATAGTATACATATGCATTTTCAAACTTATCTTTTTGTTTTTCGTTTTTGATACCTAATAATTTTTTTATATTATTAACATCTTCACTAACATTTCCCGATAAGAAAGTAATATTTTCATTGTTATTATAAACACCACAATATGTTTCCAAATTAAACATAAAAATTGGTATGTCATATTTCATCACCTCTTTTATTACTAATGGGTTAAGTTCTAAAATTGAACTGAATAAGAATACATCAGAAGCCATAATAAAATCTTCCACATCTTCTCTTTCTCCCCATAATATACAATTACTTGGTTTATCTTTTAAAATAGGACCCCAATAATCCTCAAAATTACCTGCCTGATTACCAACAAAGTGAAAAATTACTTTTTCATTTAAAAATCTTCTCGCAATCTCAAATGCATATCCTTGATTTTTTCCTGACGTAAATAAACCTACATTTAAAATATGTACATAATCATTATCTAATAGGAACTTTTCTCTCGATTCTTCTACCTTTTTTTCTTTTTTATCTATTGGGTACTCTATTACCTCAGATTCTACACCGAAGTGTGAATACATCTTTTTAGACCATTCTGAAACGAATATGAATTTATCTGGAAAATATCTTTTAATATTTGAGTTGTTGTAAGAACTATGTGTAGTCTCAAAGATTTTCCACGACCTATCTTTTTTATATAAAAATTCTAGTAAATGGTTATCTATGAATGTTTCTGAAAATTCCTCAATAGATATGATATCGGGATTAATTGAATTAACGATATTAAAAAGATTATCTTTATCATGTTCTAAGGCAAAAAACTTATCTTTTAATAAGTCTATGATTTTATTTCTTTGAACCACGAAGTGTGGTGATAAAAAACTATATTCGACACAATATACATCATAAGTATCTTTTAATAGTTCAATTCTATTTAAAGTAAATTGAGGTGCACCACCAGTAGATAAATGTGGGGTAATTAATAGTAACTTTTTCATAAAACAATATTAAGGTATAAAATGAAAAAAATAAATATTATTCGTCATCACCATATATATCTTTTTTTGGTTTACATTTATCTTTAATTAGTTTTTCAACAAACGCAAACATCTTTAACCCATTATCCTCACAGTACTCCTTCAATAATTTATGGGTTTGGGGGGTAATTTTCAGATTTTTATCCCGTTTCATAACACTTTTTAATATAAGTATGATAAAAGTATGATAATTAACATACTATTTTTAAAAATGGGACTTTAAAAATAAATTTTTCAAAAATATCGGCATATTTATAATAAAAAACGAAATCAATAATAAAAAATAAATTAAATTTAAATGGCATCAACAGATAGAATTTTTGTGAGTCCTGGTGTATTTACATCAGAAAAAGATTTAACTTTCGTTACTAGACAGGTTGGGGTTACAACTTTGGGGTTATTGGGTGAGACACCTAAGGGACCAGCATTTGAACCAGTCTTCATTTCTAATTACGATGAGTTTATCAACTATTTCGGTGGTTTGAACCCTGAAAAATATAAGGGTAACGGTTACCAAAAATATGAATTAAATTATATTGCCAAATCATTTTTAAGTCAAACTAATCAATTATATGTTAGTAGGGTTTTAGGTTTGTCAGGATATAAAGCGGGTGATTCTTGGTCAATTACTTTGGATTCTAGTGAGAATCCCGATACGGTGGCTTCAGGTACATCTACAACATATTCAACATTATTAACGTATTCTGCACAAACAACAGGTAACCCAATTACACTTACGTGGGGTGACACAACTTTACAATCATTATATAATAATAATCAAATTAGTTCTAGTTTTACAACTATAGGTTTATTAAGTACTGGACAAACTATTAGTCAAACATCACCAGTTTACAATAAAACTAATTGTAATTTTAGTGGGGCAACCTTTAATATGACGGTAACAAATAGTGGTACTTCACCAGGTGGTTTCATAACAGGAACTACAAGTGGTACAGTTGTTACTTATACTGCATCATGTTTTACTGACATCGATGGTAGTGTAATTGCGACTTTAAGACCTAGAGGTACTTACGATCAAGCGAATCAGGAAATTATTTATGATGTCACTGGTACTACAAACGCATTTATGACTAATACATCTAATATTGTAACAAATGCATTGGCTTCGTTCAGTATTAATGGTACTGGTTCTACAGGTAACGCATTTACATATGACGTATCTATGGATAGAACTAAAAAGAATTTCTTACCAAGAGTATTCGGTAGTGCAGTACAGGATAAAGAAACTGAATTGTGGGTAGAAGAGATTTACACTAATGTTTTAGAAGATTTAATCGCTAAAGATCAAGTAAGAGGTTTAGATATTTCATTCTTAGAAATTTCTGCAACATCAACTAATAACTTTAATAATTATTTAGAAGGTTGGAAATCTGCGGCTTCACCTTGGGTTCTTTCAGAATTAAAAGGTACTGGATCAGGTGCAACATTACAAAGATTGTTTAGATTTGTAACAATATCTGATGGTAACGCTGCGAATGAAGATATAAAAATATCTATCTTAAATATTCAACCAGATAATAAGACATTTGATTTAGTAGTAAGAAAATTCTACGATACTGATGCGAACCCTAATGTAGTTGAGAAATTCTCTTCAATTAACTTAGATAGTACTACATCAGGTTTTATCGGTAGAAAAATTGGTACGGTAGATAGTGAATATCCATTAAGAAGTCAATTCATTATGGTTGAGTTATATGATCCGAATGATCCTGACTTAGGTAACCATTTCCCAGCAGGTTTTGAGGGTGTACTTAATAGAACTTATATTGGTAATAGAACAGGTTTACCACCGAAGATTGAATACAAAACAAGATATACTGACTTTAACACTAATAAATTAAGAAAAGTTTACTTAGGATTGAATAGTGATATCGGAGTAGATCAAGATTTCTTCGACTATAAAGGTAAGAACGCAGTTAACAACGGTGAATATACTGGTAAAACAGATGGCTTCCACTTAGACGTTAATGCGAGTGGTGCAACTATAGACTTAGGTGTTAATAGTTATGTACCTACATTACAGGTTGGTATTTCAGCATTTACTACTGACGCTAGTTTGGTTAATGGACCTTATGAAAAATTAGCAACAAGAAAATTCACATTAACACCATTTGGTGGATGGGATGGATGGGATGAGTATAGAACTACTAGAACTAACATTGATTCTTACACTAAAACAGGATCTAAAGGTTCTATTGGTTTAACTAACGGTACATTTACAACATTCACAACAAGTGAAGGTGATGATGGTATAACTTCTGACTACTACGCATACTTAAACGGTATTTATACATTCAATAATCCTGAGGCAGTTAATATTAACGTATTTGCAACACCAGGTATCGACCTTAGAGATAACGTAAGTTTGATTGAAAATGCAGTAGATATGGTTGAAGTTGATAGAGCGGATTCATTATATGTTATGACAACACCTGATACTGATGTTGATGGTGTAACTATAACACCAGATGAGGCAGTTGATTTAGTAGAGGATTCAGGTATTGATTCTAACTATTCTGCCACTTACTGGCCTTGGATTCAGATGAATGATACGGAAAATAACAGATACGTTTGGTTACCTCCAACGGTAGAGGTTATGAGAAATATCGCACTTACAGATAACGTTGCTTTCCCTTGGTTCGCAGCAGCTGGTTTAAATAGAGGTACGACAAACGCAGTTAAGGCAAGACTTAAACTTAAGTTAGACGATAGAGATGATTTGTATGAGGGTAGAATTAACCCAATGGCAACATTCTCAGATGTAGGTGTTGTAATATTCGGTAATAAAACTTTACAAGTTAGAGAAAGTGCACTTAACAGAATCAACGTAAGAAGATTATTGTTACAAGCAAGAAAACTTATATCTGCAGTATCTATCAGATTGTTGTTTGAACAAAACGATGAGGTAGTTAGAAACCAATTCTTAAGTTTAGTAAACCCAATCTTAGATAATATTAGAAAAGAAAGAGGTTTAACTGACTTTAGAGTAGTGTTAGATGATACACCAGAATCTATTGATAGAAATGAGTTAAATGGTAGAATATTTGTTAAACCAACAAGATCATTAGAATACATTTCGATAGAATTCAATATCACAAATACTGGAGCAAGTTTTGACGATATTTAATAAAAATAATTGGGGGGTTAATACCCCCCTATTTTACATAAAATAAAAAGAAATGGGATTAAAAATTAAAAAAAACGGAAAAATAATTAGTTTGTCTGAAAGTGATTTGAAAAGAATTACTATGAAATTACTTAGAGAACAAGACGCTAATGAATCAGAGAATACTGAAAATACAAGTTTGGATGTAGAATTAGATGCAGTGGATGAAGACAATCCAGACCCAACTAAAGTACAACAAATTTTAGATAAAGTAGAAAACTTTTTAACTAAGGGTGAATTACCTAAAAACTTACAAAGATTCAAAAGAAAAATTAAAAATCTTTTTAATAAACACGGTAAACCAACACAGAAAAATTTAAGTACTCAGTGTGCTAAATGGTAATAATATTATTAAAAAATAAAAAAAGATGAAAATTAAAAAAAATGGTAAAGTTATTACACTTTCAGAATCAGATTTAAAAAGAATTGTTGGTGTCGTATTGAAAGAAGAAAATGACCCAAAAAAAGATTTAGAACAATGTTGTAAAGATGCGGGTATTAAACCACCTATGTCTTGTGTGTCAGGTGATGCCGCCAAATGTATGGAAGATTTGGGTAAAATGGTGATGAGTGATCCACTTGGTATGGGTATGAAAGCGGTAACTGCGTTAAATTGTCTTAAAGATAAAACGGGTTCACCTGTTATGAATTAAAAAAAAATAAAAAACATTTTTTAAAACCCGTCTTAACGATGGGTTTTTTTATTTTTACAAATATTTATATAGTATGAATATTAAAATTACTGAATCACAGTACAAAATTTTAAAGGAAACTAAGAAAAAAGTATACTCATTTGACTGGGATGACAATATTCTAAATATGCCGACAAGAATACACTTAGACTATAGTGTTAATGGGTTATTATGGGTACCAGTATCTGTTTCTACTGAACAATTTAGAAGTGTAAGACACAAAATAGGTACAGAGTTTAGATATCTTAACGATGATATAAAACAATCCTTTAAAGATTTCAGAGATTACGATGCATTTATTAGAGATGTCAAAAATGCATTAAATAGTGGTTCTTATAGTTATGGTCCTAGTTTTAATAAATTTAAAGAGGCATTAAAGAGTGGTAGTGATTTTTCAATAATTACCGCAAGATCAAATTCACCACAAGCCATAAAAGATGGTATAAAGATTTTAATCGACAGAACATTTAAATATGACGAAAGAAAAGAAATGGAAAATAATCTAAATGGGTTATCTATTGATGAGTATTTAAATTTACAAGATTATCATCCAGTTTCTTCTGAAGAGTTTATAAATAAATTTGGTTTAGATGTAGACGGAACTAAACCCGAAAAAGGTAAGGAGATTGCATTTAGAAGTTTTGTAGAAAAGGTGGTTAAACAAATTGGGGATATTAAAAATAATTCTGAGTTTGAGGGGATTAGTGTTGGATTTAGTGACGATGATGAAGGTAATGTTAAAATAATAGAAAAACTAATAGAGGATGAATTACATAAATTGTATCCTGAAATTAATTTTATAATTTACGACACATCAGACCCTAAGAACCCTAAAAAGAAAAGAATAATTATAAAAAAATAATTTTTTTCAAAAACAGAATATTTATATATTAAATAATACAACTATAACAAAAAAATTAAAAACAATTTAAAATGGCGGATTTATTAATGAGAATGCCTGTTCCTTATGAACCATTAAGAAAGAATAGGTTTATTTTGAGATTTCCTGACGAGTTAGGAATTCAAGAGTGGTGGGTATCTACTACGTCTAGACCAAAATATACAAGTGATGAGGTAGCAATACCTTTCCTAAATACTGAGACATATGTTATCGGTAGATTTAGATGGGAATCGATTTCCGTAACGTTTAGAGATCCAATCGGACCTTCTGCAACACAAGCGTTAATGGAGTGGGTTCGTTTACACTCTGAATCAGTAACAGGTAGACAAGGTTATGCTGCAGGTTACAAAAAAGATGTAGAGTTAGAAATGTTGGACCCAACAGGTGTTGTTGTTCAAAAATGGATTCTTCAAAGTACTCAGTTAAATGATGTAGACTTTGGTGGGTTAGATTACTCTTCTTCTGATTTGGCAGATATCACTGCAACACTTAGATTTGACAGAGCGATAAACGTATTCTAATACGGTTTATTTACATATTTACAAAATCCTTATCGTATATATATTATATGGTAAGGATTTTTTATTTATAACACCTTTTTTATAATTTTATAATATTTATATATAAACAAAAAAATGAAAAGATATAACAGTACTTTAAATGAGGAGATTAATAGAATGAAATCTCTTTTTACTGAAGAGAGAATGTTCGGTAATCTGATAACTGAAGATGTTAGTGAGCCTACGGAATCTTTTACAGATATTCTAACTGGAAACGATTTTAAAACTAAAGACGCAAATGCGGCAGAACCTATTTATAGTAGAGACTTTAGACCATATAATATTGTTAAAGTAAAAGAGAGATTAGATGGTAAAGGAAAAAAAACAGAAAACGGTTTTGATTTTAATAGGGCAGTACTAAGATACTCAGTTAAATTAACTATGGATCAAAAAGTTGTGAGTAACTGGGTAGGTTATTTAGAGTTCCCATACATTGATGAGGAGGGTAAAGAACAAGTTGAGTTAATTGGTAACTTAATAGACTCTAAAAATTCTGGAGGAAATGGTGTTGATTTATTTAAAACTAAATTTACTGAATCATTAAAATCAGATTGGTTTAAGTCTAAGGCTGGAACTAATCCCGAATTCTCCACAAAACAAGACGCTGGTGATGTTAAACAACAAAGAAAAGACAATGTTAGTGCAACCAAAAAAGAAATTAACAGGAGTAAAGATGAGTGTAGAGATTTCGTAAAGGATATGTACAAACAAGTTAGACAGGGTAAAACCAAAGAAGAATTCCAAAAAGAAGATATACAAGGTGTACAGTTTTGTATGAATTCTTTTTATACGACATTTGAAAAGGAGGGTTTATTTAGAAAGGGTGATGAGATACGAATAATGTATAAAACATTAGGAATTAAACCAACCGAAAAAATGATAGAACTTGGTGCGGGTAAAGATGATGAAGAAATTACTGGAGACACATTTGACGACGCAAAGGCAGAAGCGGGTGTAGAAGGGGAAAGATACGTTGTTAAGGATCAAAATGGTACTAAAGTTGCAATTGTTAGAAAGGTTGGGGCAAACAAATTTAATTTCCGTTCTAAGATGAATGTATCTTTGGTTGATAAAACTGATAAAGGAAATATAAAATTCACAAAAGAATATATTAGTAACATATATAAAGAATTAAACATTAACCCAAATAAACAAAGAATTGTTATTCAAAAGGCAACTGAAACAGATAAAATGGATGTTGGTACATTTGTATTAACTAATGTTTAAAATATGAAAAAAAGAGTAGTAATATCTGAAGAACAATATAAACGTGTGTTTTTATCTGAACAACCAGTTACTTGGCAAGTTCCTGACGGTAATTCACTTTTAAATTGGAAATCCACATCTAATATTGAGGATTTAACTAGAAATGGAGTTGTAACTACAGAACAAAAGACAATTGCCAAATTATATAGGTTATGGGCTAATTCTACAGATGAACTAAGTAAAAAATATGGTAAAAAAAGTATTTATGATTTAGATGAAAAAAGTAATAACCCATATGGTGGTACATTTTTAAAATCCTATAAGGTAGGTAAATCTAAATTTGATACTACTTGGTTGGCTAGTTCAGACGGTTCAGATTTTATAAATCTATCAAAGGGCGGTAAATATCAGTATTCTTACGATTATAAAAGAAAAGAATGGTGGTTTAATACAAGTATGGATGGTACTACTTTGAGTAATCAAGTTGACCCTAAAGAAAAAATGAATTATAATGGGGCAGAAGAGATTAAAAAATTAAAATCTATTTATACTAATTCAGTTAAATCTAAAGATGTTAATAAAACAATTTCTAATGTAGATTCATCATTAAAAAAAGAAAAAGAATTATTAGATAAATCTAAGGCATCTTCAGATGCAAACATTGAGAATGTAAGGACTTTCCTAAAGGGGTTAGGGTTTGATATGGTGACACCTGGAGGATTTCCAGACATTATGCCTAAGAATCCACTATCAGGAAATCATTTAATGGCTCAGAGTGCATTAAATGCGACAAGATATTTAACAAGTGGTTTAATTTCAGATAAAGTTATTTCAAGTGTTAAAGGTAATGTGGAGGTATGTGTAACTTCAGTAGGAAGTACTTGTGCACCACCACTATTTTATACTGCAAAATATTTTGACTATGAGATGGGTAAAGTGGTTTCGTCAAAAACAATAGGTAAATATCCCGCACAATTTGTTGTATATCTTTCTAATTTTTATTTTGATTTTGGTAAACTACAAAAAGATTTAGATGATGCATTTAAAAGTGATAAAGACGCTTATAAATCTAATCTTTTCCCTGACGGATGGTGGGGATGGTTTAATGCCTATTGGGGTACAGATAATTTAAATACTATTACACAAAACATCCGATCAATATCTTCAAATGACATACCGAATGATATTAATAGTATTAATAAATATAAAACTGGAACATCTATTTGGTCTTATTTAGGTGACTGTTTTACTGATTATCATTGTGCATTAGATGTTGCGTCTATTGTAGCATTAGCAATACCAGGTGTCGGACCCATTGTTAGTATGGGGTTAGATTTTGTAAACGCAGGTGCGTATGGTGTTGAGGCGGTAACTGCGGATACAAATGAGGAAAGGGATGCTGCAATATTGGCAGGTGGTTTGACATTATTAGGTGGTATATTTGGTGGTGGTGTAGGACAAACAAAAAGGATATTAAGTGCCGCAGAAAAAAACCCAAAAATTTATAGTTACGCTAATGAAGTAATTTCTAGAACTGAAAGAGAGTTACCATCCTATAAAAATTTAAAATCCGCACAAAAAGATGCAAAATTAGAAGAAATTTATGAGGAAACTAAATTGAAATATGGTTTAAATAGTTCAGATGTTGCGGTTGGTCACGAAATAATTAAAGATTTTAGTAAAATTGATTTACCTGCAGCAAAAATTTATAGTGATGCACTTTCAAAAATAGATTCTAGAATAGGTAGGGCAAATTTAAGAAGAGTTGCGAATGATAGTAGATTTAAAAATTTAGTTTTATCTAATAATGGGGATGTTGTTACATCTTTGAGTAAGTATATAAAAACAAAGGCTGGTATCGAAGCATTAACTGAAATAGGTATGTTTGTAGTACTTACAGAGGTATTAAAAGAACCTGAAGTTGCAATGTGGTTAAATAACCAAATTAATACAGTAAAACACAATTTAAAACCAACAGTACAAACTACTATTCAGAATGATGGTTATGAATGGAAAGCCACTAAAGAAATATTTCTTTCAGATGGTAGTGTAAAAGATAATACAATGTTATTTAATGCATATAACAAAGGTTGGAGACCTTGGGAGAAGGGTGTTAAAACTCCTACACAGGCTGATATTGAGAAATCTAGAAAATGGTTGTACGATAATATTGAATTTCAAACAGATTCATTTAAAAATTGGGTTAATACTGAGATGTCAAAAATAAGTAATCAAAGTTTATCTGGTAAAGAAATAAGTAACGTAGAGATGACACCTACCGACCCAAAACAAAAAAAGGAAAATGTTAGGTACGTTGACAACAAAGAAGAAATGGATGCCTTAAACGGTGTAGATGATGGTAAGGATGGTAATGAGGTATTGGAAAGATTAAAGAAGGAATTAAATAGTAAAAATTAAAAAAATGGAAGTTTCTATAATACAAGAAAAAATAGATATGGTAAAAAATAGATTAAGTGAAATTAACAATTTATTTAATATTTATAATATAAATGATAAAGAAAGTATTAATACTTTCAAAGAAGAAATAAATTCCTATAAAGAATTATTAAAAAAAATAAATGATGAGGAACTTAACGGAACAAGTAAATAGAATTAAATCTTTAATGTTAATTAAAGAACAATGTGGTGGTGATCTAAATAAATGTGAGGAGGATTTGGAAGAGAAAGGTTACAAAGTTTTTAGCCCTTCTGAAACCGCATCTTCTTGCGATAATAATGAAAATATAAAATGTGTAAAAGAAGCGTTATCAGCAGTTGCATCTAATTTATCTGTAAGTTCCGCTGGAAACACGATAGAAGATTGTTTTGTTTTGGCAAAAGGAAAACATAAAACTGATGGATTACCTACGTTTTATTTTACATTTTATTCCGATAACCAATTAATTTTAACAATGTTACTAAATGAGGAAAATAAAAATAGAAATTTATTATTTAGGTCTAAATATGAATGTGATGGATCTAACATCATTATAAAAGGTGGTACGTCAATGTTTAAATATCTTGGTACAGTAAAAGGTCAAACCACTAAATGGGAAAATGGAACTCTTCAGAAAAATTCTGGTGGTGATTTGGTTGATGTAGAAATAAATTCTTCTGAGGCTGCATCTATGAAAATACCTGAAGGACCTTTAAAATATGGAGATACACTTACACATTTTTTAAATATTACTAATCTATATAGAGGTAATGTATTAAATGATGGGTTGAACTTGTCTCACATATTGGCAATATTACAATACACATAAAAATTTAAACAAAAAATATGAAAAAAAAATATATAAATTTAAATGAGGAGATAAATAGGATGAAATCTCTTTTTAATAATAGTAGAGTACATGGTAATATTAATGAATCTTTATTATTAACTGAACAAGGGATTGGTAGAAGAATTGCAGATGCATTAGATTCGGCAGGATCTTCAGTTGCTAAGGCAATAAAAAATGTTGACCCTAAATTGGCAACTAATTTTTTAAATTCAGAAATAAAAAATCTTGATGATTTAGCGAGACATTTAAATGATTATAAATCATTGTGGAAATCTATGGGTATAAATTGGGATTACGCAAATGATGTTGTCGTTTCATTGAATAGTTGGGAAAAAAGTGGAAGATTAAAAAATATTTCTGATAGTGATATGTTAGCAATAATAAACGATTTACCAGCACAAGGTGATTTAAGGGGTATGGTATTTGATCTGTGGAAAGAAAGTAAAGGTTCTTACATACCACCAAAAACTAAATCACAAACTATTGTTGTAACTAAGGGTGTTGATGGTCAAAATGTAATACATAAAGTAGATACCGATTCTGGTGGTAAAATTGAAACTTATAAAGTTGATGATAATGGTATTACTAAGGATAATAATTATGATCAAAAGTTGGCATCAGATGAGGTTAATGCATATTTTGACGGTTCAGATGGTAGTGTTGGTACTACTAAGGTAACTACTGATGAAATTAACTCACTTGGTAATCCTGACGTAATTAAGGGTGAGATAATAGATGCAATCGAAAAAGGATTTGAAAATTTAGGTAAAAAAACTGGTAAAGATATGTCCGCAGATCAAGTATTGAAAGAGATTGACGGTGGTAAATCATTAATGGTTAGAACCGCAGATGGTAAAATAAAAATTATTAATACTGTAGAATTGGTTGAATTGACTTTGGATGAGTCTGGTAATGTTATCAACCAAAGATCTTTAAAACCTGTTGATACTACACCTACAAAATCACCTATTAAAGATGATAGTGGTAATATTATTGAACCTAATGATAGTGATACACCAGTAACTCAAACAAGTGTTGTAGATAATACAGATGGTAAAAAGAGAAATTTTGGGTCCAACATTGCGGGTGTAGTTGGTCAAGGTTTTCGATGGACTTTTCCAACCGCATCACAAGGTTTAAAAATTATATCTTTGTTAGGTCCTGGTAAAAAATTCTATTCAAAACAAAGATTTAGTTTTGTTGATACTCTTTTACCAGCGAAAGGTGATTTTAGTACTACCACAAATAAAAGGTTAAAATTTTTTGTAGAGGCACCTGTTCGAATAGTTGCGGAACAAATCGCATTAATAACGTTATATGAAGGTTATAAAACATACCAAAGAGGAGGTATACCTAAAGACGAATCTATAATTGTTACCGCATTGGCTGATTATTGGGAAAGTGATATATGGAAGTATCACCCTATAGGTATCATCCCTTCCACTTTGTCTTATGTGTATAACGATTTGGCCGATTTAAGAAAAGATGCATATTCGGGATGTAGAGCGAATTGTGAGAAAGAAATGCCTGCGGATGAAGTAACTAATAGTGAATGTTTTAAAGAATGTAAAGATAGAGTAGATTCTTTATTTAATAAAATAGATGATTTTAAAAATGAACTTCAAGAATTCCAAAAAGAATATTCTGATCTTAATAATATAGGTGAATGGAAACAACAGGATATAGAGGATTTCTGTGAGGATAAAGATGGTAAGGCGACTAAAATTAAAGAAAGAATAAGTAAACTTAAAACTAGTATAGAAAATTTAGAAAGTGAAGTAGATAAACAATTTAATTCAGGTAATTCTAGTTTAGATAATAACCAATGGATGGTTAGTATTGTATCACTATTCAAAAAAGTTTTACCAGGATTACCTAATCTACCAACTAAAGATGAATTAATGGAAAAACTTTTACCTGAAACTACCGTAGATGGACAACCTTTAAATGTTCAAAAATTAACAGAATTAGAAAATAAATTAAATCAGGCTTGTGCTGATTACTGGGCAAAGAAAAGAAATCTTGAAAGTGAAGAAAGTGAGTCAACTATAATTACTGATCCTGATGAAGAGAATACACCGATGAATCCAAATGACGGATACGATAAAGAGGATGTAGAAAATATATATGGTAGTATAGAAGTGGTTATTGAACCAATACAGATAGTATAACATTTACTTTAAATAAAAAATATATAGTTTTATAATATGGAAGAAAGACAAAGTTTTATGGACCCTAATTTTGTACCCGATGAGTACAAAGTACCTTATGATGTAATTGAATTACCATCACAAGGTTTATTATATCCGAATAAAAAATCAAGTGTTAAAGTTGAGTTTTTAACTGCTTACGATGAAAATGTACTCACATCACCAAATATATTGGCTAGTGGTAAATTAGTTGATGTATTGATTGAGAGAAAAGTTAAAGATTTAGGTTTTGATCATAAGTTACTTTTAGAAGGTGATAGAATGGCAATACTTCTATTTTTAAGAGTTTCCGCCTTTGGTGAAAATTATATTCAACCAGTGGTACACCCAGTGACTAAAAAAATTGTTGAGGGTGATATAGATTTATCAAAATTAGAACAAAAAAAGTTAACTGTAAAACCAGATGAAAGTGGTTTATTTGATTTTTTATTACCAAAATCTAATAAAAATATTAAATTTAGATTTTTAAGTGGTAAAGATGAAGAAGAGATTGATATTTTAGATTCTGAATTAATGGAACGAACTAAAAGTGAAATTTCCACAAAGACAACACTTAGATTAGAAAGATCAATAATGTCAATAGATGGTGAAAGAGATAAAATTAAAATATCGAATATTCTTAGAACACTACCATTAGTTGATATTAGGAGTTTAAATAAATATATTTCAGAAATAGAACCAGGTATAAACTTTAATGTTACTGCGAGGACTCAGGGGGGAGAGTCCGTAAATACCTTTCTTAGGGTCAATAAAAACTTATTTTGGCCTGACATCTAACCACCAACAAAATCTTTTAAAAGAAATTTTATTTTTAGTGGGTAAAGGTTTTACATATTCAGATATTCTGATTATGCCCACTTATATGCGCAAATATTTCATATCATACTTAGTACCTAAAGAATAATTTAAAAAATAAGATATTTATTAATAAAATAAAATAAATGAATATTGATAAATTTTTGAATACGGTTAATTATTTAAATTTTCTCATAGAAAATGTAACTACTAAAGATGTTGAGGACGTTCAGAGTAATATTAATATAACTAAAGATAAAATGGATATATTAAATGCTAAAATACAAAGTAGATTAGCATATGAAGAGACTATTGAGTCTTTACCATTTTTATCAATAACTATAGATTTTGTAGGTACAGTAAAAACTTCTGTACGATCCGCAGTAAAGAAAACTGAGTATGAATTTAATGGTTTAGAAAAGTTTAACGTACTAGGATTTAATAACGATTTCATGATTTTACAACAGAACGATTGGGACTATAGAATAGGTTTATTTTTATTTTATGAAACACTTCAAAGAAGATCTAGACAAATAGGTGAATTACAACTTTTTTATAACGAATTCGGAAATATTTCTTCAGGACAAAAAACTAGAAGTGGTTTAAAAGAAGATGTTATTTTTGAAATTATTGAAACTAAATAATGTTAAAAAATATAGGAAATAACGTTAAAACAATTGTAAAAAATTCTAAAACTAAATCGGAATTTAATGAAATTTTAAAAATTTTTGAGAGAATAAAAGAAGATTTTGAAAAAATTAGAAAGGATTTTGAAGAAAACAAAAAATAGTTAATATGGCAGCACCTACAGAAAATGATATAAAAGACCTTCAGGATCAGATACAAAAACTAAATGATAGATTAGATGAAATGTCTGATAATATGGACAAGATTGATAAAAAATCGGCTAGTGTTAGTAAAAATATAGGCGATAGTAATGATTTATTAAAAGATGCGGTTTTATCGGTAAAGAACATATCAACAGAATTCAGAAAATTTGCAACTGATTCACAAGCACAGTATAAATATGCGGAAGAATTGGCTAAAGAATCTAAACAAACCGCAATAAATATTGGTATTTCAGTAGGTAGAAGTAAAGAATTTACTAAATCATTTAATAGAGCAACTGCGGAAGTACAAAAATTTGGTGGTTCTGCTAGTGATGTATCAAGCATAATGGAGGAATTTGCGGAAAATAGTGGTAGGGCTAGAATAATTTCACCTGAGGAGGTTTCAAACATATTTTTATTAACCAAAGGGTTAAATTTAACAAATCAAAGTGCAGGTGCTTTAGTAGAAAGAATGGACTTAATGGGTGTTAGTGTGGATAATTCAAATAAATTATTAAACTCATTAACAGTAGAAAGTCAAAAATTAGGTTTAAATGCTAGTCAAGTTGCAAAAACATTAGCCAACAATTTTGATCAAATGTCATCTATGTCATTTAAAGGTGGGGTAAAAGGCATGACTCAAATGGCTAAATTAGCGGTTCAGATGAGAATGGATGTTAGTGATATGTTGCAGATGGCTGAAAAGTTTTATGAGCCAGAAGCTGCAATAGAAGCAGTCGCAAATTTACAAATGTTAGGTGGTGATGTTGCAGAAGCCTTTGGTGATCCGTTTGAAACTATGTATCTCGCAAGAAACAAACCTGAGGAGTTAGCAAAGAAAGTTCAGACAATGACTGAAAATATGATTCAGTTTAATGAAGAAACTGGTGAATATGAATTTCCTGCTGAGGCTAGAATGCAATTAAAGGCTGCTGGTGAACAATTAGGTGTCAACGTTGATAGTATGATAGAAATTGCTAGACAATCATCTAAAATTAAAGACATTAAGATGAACGTTTCGGGAAATATTCAAGATGAGGATATGAGAGATGGTTTAGCGAGTATGGCTAAAATGAAAGATGGTAAGTGGGTTGTTGATTTTGATGGAAAAGAAGTAGGTATTGAAGACATTGGTGTAGATTTAGCAGAAAAAATATTGGCAGCACCTAAAAATGAAGAAGAGGCAATTATGGATCTAGCCTATAATTCAATGACTACTAATCAAATTTTGTCAAACATATTAGAAGCAATGAAAACTGGATATGTTGCAGAATCTAATGTTTATGAATTAACTGAAGATATAATGAGACCTGGTTTAGAGTCACTTTTGAAAGGTGCGGAAGATCAAGTTACAAAAACAATTGAATATTTAC